GCGCACTCTGAAGAAGGCGGCCGATCCGATCTTCGACGTCTATCAGGCGAACACCACCGTCGCCTCCGGTCAACTCGTGAAGTCCGAAACGGTCGGCACCCGCCTGAACAAGCGGCAGAGCCGGCTTAACCGGAAGAACGCCAGCAAGAGCGCCGTCGAGATGCATATCGGCACCGCGGATCCCGCCGGCATCCAGGAAGAGTTCGGGAACCGCCATCAGGCGCCCCACCCTTCCCTGTCGACCGCCTGGGCGACCGAGGGCGGGCAGAAGGCTGTCGATCGGATCGGCAAGGAACTGGCGACCGACATCGGCAAGACTGCCGCGCGGGTTGCGCGCAAGGCCGCGAAGGGCTGATCCGATGGGCATGGAAGAGGCGTTGCTCGTGCGGCTGCGCGAGGCGCCGGCACTTGAGCCGCGCTTCGGCGACCGCTGGGACTGGTACGATCGTCCGCGGATCGACGATGCGGCACCCGGCGAAACCATCCCGGCCGGTTCGCTGACCATCATCGATCCGGGCGAGGAATGGACGCACGACGGGCCTGACGGCTTGAACGAAGCCCGCGTCCGTTTCGAGATCTGGTCGCGCGACAAGGCGACCCTCGTGGCGTGCAAGCGCCTGGTGATCGCCGAGATGCGCCAGCTGCGGGAGCGCCGCGGCTGGTGTTTCCACGAAGCTTCGCTCGAACTCGAACGCACCGACATCGATCCGGGTGAGGCGGGCAGCGAGAAGCTGTTCCGCGTCACCCTGGACTTCCTTTTTCTCCATGAGGAGTTGCCAGCATGACGACCGCCGCAAAGAAGACGTTCGGCACCAAGGTGTTCATCGATCCGGCGCCGGCCGCGCCGACCACGCCGGTCGGCGAGCTGCTTGAGGCGGCCCTGCCGAAGGGCGCGCGAGAGGTGATGGACGTCACCACGCACGACAGCCCAGGCGGCGCCGAAGAGTATATGCCGGAAGGCACCTACGATCCGGGCCAGCTCGAAATCACCGGGCACTACATCGCGCGCTCCCCGCTCGACGTGGCTCTGCGCCTCGCCTTCACGTCGGCCGCGCTGCAGAACATCAAGTGCCAGCCGAAGACGGCGACCGGCACCGAGGATCAGACCTTCTCCGGCTTCGTGATCGCCTATGGCCCCGACGCCATGCCGGTGAAGGGCAAGCAGACCTTTACCGCGACCATCAAGGTGACCGGTCCCGTCACCAGCGCCGTGACCGAGTGATGTCGTACAACCCGATGCGCGGCGAGGCCAAGGTCAGCCTCGGCGGGCGCGAACTGACCTTGGTGATCGACAACTTCGCGCTTCGAGAGGCGGAGCGGTTCGCCGACGAGAGCTTCCTCGCCTTGATCGACGACCTGCTGACGCGTGAGGGATCGGGGCTGGCGCCGAAGATCAGCACGATGCAGCCGATCCTCTACGGCGCGACGCGCGAGTGCCACCCGGAGATGGACCCGGTGGAATGCGGGGATCTGATCCTCCTTCACGGCCATCGTCTTCGTGTCGGCCTGGTTCACGCGCTGGTCGAGGCCATGCCGAAGGCCAAGCCGAAGGCCAAGCCGTCGGGGGAAGCGAAGGCGCCGACGACCCCGGCGCCGAATGGGACTGGGAAGAAGCGCAGCGGCGCTGGGTCGAAGCAGGCGGCTCGCTCAGGGACTTCTGGCAAGAAACGCCGCGAACGCTCACGATCCACTACGAAGCCTACGAACGCCGACGCGGCTGGCTAGTCTGGCACGCGGCCGCGCTCGAACGGTCCGAGACGCTGCCCCCGTTGGAAGATCTCACCGGCGAGACGACGGAAGAGGACCGCGCGGAGCGCCGCGCCGTCCAGCAGGCGCACAACCTGCGCATCATGGCTGATCGCGTCCGCGCGAACGAGGCTCATCGCAAAGCAATGGAAGGGTAAGTCATGGCGGCCAATGCCCTGATCGGCGCGCTGCGCGTCACGCTCGGCCTCGACAGTGCCGCTTTCGAACAGGGCATGTCGAAATCGGCGCGTGTCGCGAAAGCCGGCTCGGCCGAGATCGAGCGCTCGCTCCAAGCGGTCAGGCGCGGGGCGAGCGCGTTGAAGGCGTCGCTCGCCGGTGCGATCACGGTTGGCGGCACGATGGCGGCAAGCCGGGCCTATCTGGACCTCGCGGACAAGGCCAAGCTGCTCCAGGCTCAGCTGAAGCTCGCAACCGCCGAACACGGCAATCTCGACAAGGCCCAGCAGGACACGGCGCGAATAGCGGCCGACACCCGCGTCGGCCTGGAGGCGACCACTGCGCTCTACACCACGATGTGGCGGGCGGCGCAGCCGTTGGGAAAGACGCAGGACGAAGCGGCGCGCGCGACTGAGACGTTCGGAAAAGCGCTTAAGATCGGCGGGGCCGGCGCGGCAGAGGCGTCCTCGGCAACCCTCCAGTTCAGCCAGGCGCTGGCCAGCGGCGTGCTGCGAGGTGACGAGTTCAACTCGATCGCCGAGGCAAGCCCGCGCATCCTGCAGCTGCTGGCGGATGCGCTGGGCGTCACGCGCGGTGAGCTGCGCGGCATGGCGGAGGAGGGCAAGCTCACCGCCGACGTCCTCTTCCGCGCGCTGACCGACCGGAAGTTCACGGCCGGGATCGATGCCGAATTCCGCCAGCTGCCGACCACCTTCGCAGAGGCGATGACCCTTCTCGACGACGCCGCGATCAAGACGTTCGGCGCCTTCGATCGTGGCGGCGCCTTCAGCGAGATGATCGTCGGGTTCGTCGGCGATGGTGTCGACGGGTTCGCTGACCTGGAGAAGCGAGCCGAGGAGCTTGGCATCAACGTCCGCGCGGATCTGGAGGGCCTTCGCAGCGCGTTCTTCCCGATGCGCGACGGTGCTCTAGGCGCGTTCGATTCGATCAGCGACGGCTTGGCGCAGATGCGCGCCGACATCTCGCAGGTGCTCGGGTTGATCGACAGCGTGCGCAACGCGGCCATCACGCTCCAGCGGATCGAGACCGCGTCGGACAATGACGCCCGGCGCCTGCTCGGCTGGAAGGAGGAGAAGCTACCCGAGTGGTCGACGCTGCAGACCGACTTCAATCGCGATAGCCGGCGCTCTCGCGCCCGCGGGCGCGTCAACGCCGCGGTTCGGCGGCTGGAGGCGGCGGGATACGAGGTGCCGCGCGATGCGGCTGGAAACCCAATCGAGAGCGGCATTCGCCGTCGCGCGACTGCTTCAACCGTGCGGGCCGCGCCTGCGAGCACGTCTGGCGGGAAAAAGGCAGGCAAGGCCTCCGGTGCGCGCAAGCGCGGCGCCGGCACGCCTATCGGGGAGCAGGTCGATCGCATCAGGGACTCGCTGTTCCCCGACAAGGGCGAGAAGCGCCGGCTCGAAAAGGAGCTTGATACGCTCGGCAAGGCGCTCGCCAGCAAGGCGCTGCCGCAGGCCGAATACGATCGGCTTGCCGCGGGTGTCCGGGCGAAGATCGCGAATATCGGCGGGGACGGGAACGCGCTGCTCGACAAGATCATGCCTGAGCAGGCCGAGGTGCGGCGCATCGAAGCGGACCTCGCCGCGCTTGATCGCCAGCTGGCAAGCGGGATGGTCAAGGATCCGGCGGTCTGGCGTGCAGCCCGAGATCGGCTAAGCGGCGAGTACGGCAAGGCCGTGCAGGAGGCGCGCCACGCAGTCGATGACCCGACCGGCGTCTTCGCGAACTTGCCGACGAACGTTTCGGATCGCGTGCTCGACGAATGGGCGAAGAAGGTGCCCGACCTGAAGGCGAAGAACGCGGAGCTGCGCGACAGCTTCGCCGAGACGACGCGTGACATCTCCTACTCGTTGCAGGGGCTGGCTGACGACCTGCGTTCCGGTGACTGGCTCGATATTCTGTCAGGTGCCTTGGATCTGGGGCTGACGCTCGGCGGAGCGGGCGTGTTCGGCAAGTCGGTGCAGACGCGGTTGTCCGGCAACTCGGCGCGCGATCTCCCCGGCTTTGCCACGGGCGGCTCTTTCCGCGTCGGCGGAGCGCCGGGCGTCGACAAGAACCTGATCGCGTTCCGGGCCACACGCGGGGAGATGGTGGACATCCGCCGCCCCGGGCAGCACCCCGCAAACGACAACAGGGTCGCACGGGTCGAAATCGTCGAGCATCCGGCGTTCGCCTCACGCGTGGTCGGGATCTCGGACGGCGTCAGCGTCAGCCGGGTCGGCGCCGCCCAGCGAACCGCGGCTCGCCGCGGCCGGCAGCGTCTCGCATGAGCGTCGATCTCTCGGCGCTCAGCTTCCGCAGCGCAGGCCCTCAACCGTTCCGCATGGGCGGCACGACGCGCGGGCCGCTTGGCGGATCGCAGACGATCAACCGGCTGGGTGATCGCTGGACGATGGCGATCGAAACGCGCGCTTACCACGTCGAGCCTGACGGGCGCCGCCTGAGCACCCTCATCGAGCAGGCGCTGCGCGAAGGCGCGATCCTGCGGGTGAAGCAGCCGGGGTTCAACCCGATGATCGCCGGAGCGCCGGTGGTGGATGGTGCGGTGCAGGCTGGCAAGTCGGTCCCGCTTGCCGGACTGCTGCCGAACAGTGTGATCCGACACGGTCAATGGGTGTCGATCATCGTCGAGGGGCAGCGATACCTCGACAAGGTCACTGAGCAGGTGATCGCCTCAACGGCCGGCACGGCGACGCTGTCACTGATGAACCTGATCCGAAAGCCGATGCCCGCAGGCGCGATCGTCGAGCTCGCCGCGAGGATCGAGGGGACGATCGACGAGGGCAGCTACAGTGGCGGCGTCTGGGCGGCAAACCGAACCACCAGCTGGGCCTTCACGGTCACGGAGGACGAATGAGCAAGCGGATCACCATGGCCGGCATGCTCAAGCTGGAGTTGCCGGCAGCAACGGTGCGCTTGGTAGATGGCGGCACGCTGACGGTCGACGGTGAGACCTATCTGGCGCGCGATCCGTTCATCGGCGTGCTCTCAGGCTTCGAGGCGCTGAACGAAGGCGTGGGTGACGAGGCGCCGGCGGGCTCGCTGACGTTCCTGCCACCCGATGCTACGCCAGCCGCGGCGCTCAACACGGGCGCGAGCCAAGGGGCGCGGCTTCGCCTGTGGACCGTCGATGTCGACCAGGACACGGGGCTGGTGATCGGCGCGCCGCTGCAGGAAGCCGACTGGATCGTCGACTATCCGACCATGACGATCGACATCGGCCAGCGCGAGCTGGAGCTGGCGTTCGTCAGCGGTGGTGACCGGTTCTTCCAGATCGATCGGGGGAACGCGTTGTCGCCGACCTTCCACCGCAGCGTGCACCCTGGCGAGGCTGGACTGGACGCGGCATCGGGCGCCGAAACCTCCGTCCCGTGGGGCGCGCCATCGCAGCCGCGCGGCACGGCCGTGTCGTCGGGCGGTAGCGCGGGTGGTGGCGGCTTCAATGGCGGGAACGTCGCCTATGTATGATCTCGCGCGGCGCGCGGCCGAGACGCAGAAGGTGGTCGATCGATTTCGAAGCAGGCCGTTCGACTGGGGCAAGCGAGCGACATGCATCCATTTGGCCCGCGCCCAAATGCGGGCGCTTGGTCACCGGCCACCCGCGGTGCCAGATTTTCGCTCGGCGCGCGGCGCTCTGACGGCATTGAATAAGACCGGTCATGAGAGCTTGGAGCAGCTGCTCGACGCCATGCTGCCCCGCATCGCTCCATTGTCGATGATCGTCGGCGATCTCGCGTTGGTGCCCGGCGAAGTCCCCTTCGATGCGCTGGCGATTTCAGCAGGAGGGACGCTGCTGATGTATCACCAAGATGCGAACGGGTTGGCGAACGTCAAGGACGCTCTGCTGAACGTGAAGGCAGCATGGCGATTGTGACCTACAAGCAGGACTCGAGCTTGTCAGAGCCGCGCCCCACCCCCGCGCTGCTCCGAAGTTCAACGGTTGTTTTGCCGTCGCTCTCGAAGATGTCGTAACGCACCATCGGGATCCCGTAACCGTTGTTTCGAACCACGACATGATGCCCGTCCTCGTCGACGAACGTTGGATTTGAACCAATGAGTTGCGCCGCGAGGCATCCAGCGACCTGCTGAGCCGGTCGGTTGGATGACCACTGCTTCTCGATCTTGCCCTGCTTCAACCCGGCAGCGGAAGTTGCGCAACCGGCAACGAATAGAGCGCTCACCACAACGATCCGCATGATCAACCCCGCAATCTGGAGGGTGTATGTCTAAAGCGCTTTCCACGGTCGGCAAGATCGCTGGGCTC